TATTCAAGGCTCAGGTTCGTAGAGTCGATGTACGTGACGTGGATATACGTACCGTCACTTACCGAAGCGAGGCAAGCGTCTGGTGATTCTGTCGGGTTCCCCGCTGCGTCCTGTATTACAGAAGCCGTAGCAGCTGGGTCAGCGGTCTTTTCAACCTCTATCGCAGTCGTGCCATTGCCGGTGACAAAGTAGTAATTCCCGCCGCTCGACTTATGAGGCGGGTTATGACCCGGAACTCCAGCCTGAGCCTGTACCGTTAAGGGAAGCGCCATTAGATAACAATGCCATCAATAACGTGGATTAACTCGACATTCAGCTTGGCAATGCGATCCGCGTATAGAGTTTGTTCCTCCGGTGGTAGTGTTTGCCAGACTTCTTCCGTAATGACGCGGGTAGGTAATCGAGGCAAAGCGTCACGGACAGCTTTCAGGGATTTGCCGTTGGACAAATCCTCATTCAGTACCGTGATCGAAGCGCGAGGGGTAGGGTCAGAGAACCAATTAAATAGCTGTAGTCCAATACCCGCAGTCTCATCGTAGCCACTCGCACGGATCGACTCGATTAAATCATCGTCCGGGCTTGCATCCTTCGTGTTGTGGACGTACTGAGAGGTATCAACCGAGATAGCCGCGCAGCCAGTTTTGGCAATTAACGCTTCGCCGAGCCAGCCATAAGCACCACCGAAGATAACCAGGCTATCCTCCGCAGTAATGCCCTTGGCAGCAATGATCTTATCCGCACGTTGGTCAGCACTAATGCGCTCACGCAGAGGGTGGTAATGCAACCGCAGGGTGACCGGCTCATCAGTGCCAAAAAGCCCTGGGTGTTGAAGCCTCGCTAACTTATAGTTAGTGCCGGGTACCAGCGGGTAAAACCCGTACTGCGCCGTGAACTCGGCCTTTGTGTACTCCATTACTATCAGGCAGCATCGCGGAACGTAATATCAATCGCATCCAGCGTGAACGTATTGCCCGAGGTAACAGCTTGAGTCGCACTGAGCGCATTTGCCGCAAGAAACAAACTTGTGCCATCGGTTAGCGCCCACCAGCCTGCGGTCTGCGTAGCGGTAACAGAGCCATCAGTAATGGCCGGAACCGTTACACGACGGCCATCTACAACCCCATTAGCGGGTGCGCCCGTGTTCAGGGCGGTCTTGTTGCCGCAACTGTTTGTGCTGGTCGCTTCGGTGTAATTTGTCGGCTCTGCGGTATAACAAATATCAATCCGTGTGCCGTTGGTATCGAGATACGATAGGCCAGAATCGAATGCCGTGTCAGAAATAAAAGGCATTAGTTTAATCCTCCTGCCAAGGCTTCTGCTAATGCTACAGCCTCGTCTTTGTCCTCTTTTTCGTCAACCTTGACAAATCGAGAGATAGGGTTTCCTTCGTGATCCAGTTCTTCCGTTTCCTGGAATTCGTACACCTTCCAAAGCGCCGGGGCTAACTTTTCTCGCCAATCGACACAGTGCATTTTTGCACCCTCGCCGATAATCTCGCCATGAGAATCGCGCTTTCCTCGCTGATACATCGGATGCGTTACGTCGTTGGATAAATTCGCATCCGTACAGTCTAGCTCGATAATTTGAGGGCCTATCTCTACTCGCACTTTTTCGTCGATTGAATAGAGCTGTTCTGGCACTAACCATTGTCCACTCATTGAATAACCTCCGTTCCTATGATGTCGCCAGCCTCGTTCCTAACCACTCGTTTCGGTGCGTTAGCCTGTGCCAGCATTGATTGAAGTTGATTGATTGTTTCTGCGGTCTGACTTTCGCGACCTTCTGCGGCCTCGATTTGAGCAGATAGAGCCGCGACAATCTCCGCCGCTTCTCGGGTCTGCTCGGCAATTCCGTTCAATACGGTGTCTGTCTCTAGGTCGATGCGCTTGCCTTCTTCCGTGGTTTTGTAGGTCTGCGCCTGTTTTAACATAGCCTCGGAAAGCCCTTGTTTCTCCTTAATTAGCAACTCTTTTTCTTCACGTTGCGCTTTCAGTTGAAGCTCGGCCTCCTTGAGTTTCATTTCCGCCGCTTCCTTGCTGGCTTTAAACTGTTGATCTCGTGCTTTTAGCTGTAGCTCAGCCTGGTCTTTCTGTCCCTGCATTTGTAACTGTTGCTGCGCGACCATTAACATCGGATCAGGCTGCGGCTCTTTAGGCTCCCGCTCTTTGGGGTTCGTAAAGTAACGATCTACCTGCTTCAAACCAGCGGCCTCGATTAGCTGCTCCAACGTGTTATAAATATTCTCAGGCGTAGCGATACCAGCGTCCAGGGCTTCTTTCTGAATCTCAAGCAGAGTAGTCAATACACCAATCTGTTTTTCTTTGTTATTAAACCCCAAACCTACGTTTACGGTCACATTCGAGCGATCTTTCCAGTCTCGGGGATTAGTCTCTACCCATTGCCCACGAATACGCAAAACCTTGGGTTTGTCCTGGTACTCTTTGATTTGCCGGTGCGCCTTAGCCATCGCATCTTTCACGCCGGTTTCTGCAAATACTCGGGCAATTAGCTCAATGCGCTGCGAGGCTTCCTGTAGTGCCGCCGTAAAGCCGCCCATTGTAGACTGTTGTAATACAGCCGGATCAAGCGACAAGTTAGGAGCAATGCCGGATCGAACCTGCTTTTCGCTTTCCAAGACTTGATGAGCCTGGATCAGCTCGCTAATAACGGGCTGGTGTTGCTCAGGAACAATGCCGGTGACATCCCTCGTTTCAATCACAGTTGAATTCGGGTCTAGCAGTTGATCGAGCGTAGCGCCATCCTCAGTGATTGCGTTGCTGTTAATGTATTTGCGCGGTTCAATAATGGCCGCGATATTGTCATTGATCCCACGGCGGAAATAAGTAGACAGCTTTTGAATCGGGCGAACAATGTCAGACAACGACATGCCCGAATGCCGATGCGTCATAGGGATGCAGCTTAGCGCACAGATCGGCTGATAATCTAACTCAATATTCTCGAAGATTTCCCCGCCTATGTAGTCCACTTTGCGGCGCTCGGCGATACCATCGCCATCAAAATCATAATGCAGATACCATTCTTCCAGCCAGTAAGTCTTTGTCGCTTCGTGGTCAGAGTCGTTGTCTGGATATTCATCCTCGGTATCAAGCCGGTTAATGCGCTCGTCGTTCCATTCCTCATCGGCTTCTGAAACGGCGTGTTCTAGTTTTTTAGGGTCATACCCTGCTTTAAGCAGATAAGATTTGCTGCGCCTTACTTTATGACAGATAGCCTCACAACCTTCCAAAGACAGCCGATTGTGGTCATTATCAATCAAGACCTGCTCAGGTGGGACAGCCTCAAACCTGAGTACTGGGCTTTCATCCGTGATTTTTAGCTTGACGTTAAAGAACTCGCCATCTTCCGTAGCCTCGACAATCTCTACCCTATCGTCCTCATCCAGCAACATAAGCTGCACAGAATCCAGGCCATCGTAATACTCTGTTGTGACGTTTTCCTGCTTCTCAGTGTAAATCTTGGCGTACCCGTTGGGGTACATCAAAGCATCCTTAAACCACTCATAGAAAGTCAGGAACCCGTTGTTTTCATTCAACAGATAGTGATTAACAATGTCCGTTTCTTGCTCTGCCTGAGCCTCATCCTCCGGGCCGACTGGATCGAAGGTAACGATTTTGTCACCAGCGGTGAACGTCCTCAATAACGAAGGCAGCGCCCACTCAATAGCCTCAAGTACTTCCATCGTGACATACTGGCTGCGGCCATCGCGCTCATCGCCTGTTTTCTCGCCCAAATAGGCATTTAGCGATTCCTGGCGAATAGAGGATAGCTCCTGATCGGAGTCGTTTATCATCCTCTTGCGTATTCGTGACAGATGCGCTTTTAGTTCTACTTCGCTCATAATCTCCAGCTATTCTGATTTGCGTTGGCTCTTAAGGCCTTTTTCCGGCGCTCTGATAAAAACGGCTTTTCTAGTACAGCGTGCTTATAGCCCTGTCCAAATTGCCGAAAAGCATCCGCGCAATTACTCGCCCAATTATGCAAAGGGGTCTGGCGGAAAGTGTCATATTTTTCATCAAACACATATTGATAATTAGCGAGGCCGTCCATACCCATTTCCATGCGCTTGCCACGATCATCCGAACCCTTGTGGAAATAACAGCCTGCAAACGCTCTACGGGTCTGCTCGATCCCTTCGTTAATGTTCGATATTCTAGGGACCACCTCAACCGGCTTCACCCCCGCCATTTCAAGCATTTCTCGACGTGAGCGATTACTAGACAGCTCTTTAACCTCGACATCGTGAGGGAGATAGTGCTTGCCGTAGTTATAGCCGAACTCTTTTAACTGTTTGATGTAATGCTCAAGCCCTACAAGACGCGATTCATAATAATCTATAAATCGTGATTCCATGCCAATGCGCTGCATGAACCAGATAGCGGTGTGGTCATTCCTGCCTAAATCCCAAAATGTATCAACCTCGCAAATAGGATCAACCGGAATATTTAATAGGCGCTTCTCGGACTGAACTAGTTTTAGCTGCTTACCATAGATCGCGCCGTCAGCAAATTGTTTCAGCTCCCCCTCCCAAACGTGTAAATATTCTTCGTGGTCGGTTGCTTTTAAATGCTCCATTTCGTCGCGCATTTCTTTACTAAACCAGGGGTTGTCTCGCCATGAGACTTGCTGTACTACCGCATTCGGTGGCGGATCAATGATAAACCGCTGGTAAGCAGCGTCTGATTTTAATTCAGGGTTAAAGCTAACCCATATCTCTGACCCAGATTTTCGTATGGAGGGAATGAGCTTTTTCCAGCTACCCTCCGAAACCGTGTTGCCTTCCTCAATCCAGCAACGATCAACAGAATCAATAGACTTGATCGAGTCTATGTTCTGCCATAAACCCTCGAAGATAAACAGAGTGCCATTCTGGTGCCTAATCTCTGTATTAGTAACGGTGTACCCAGTAAGGCCGTGGTCTTTAATTCTGCGCTCTAGCAGAGAATGGACGGACTCTTTAATGGATTTCTGTATCTCTCTGCAACACAATATCTTTAAGGGCTGCGTATCACCAAGGATAAGGAGCGCATCAGCAAACTGCCAGGACTTAGCGCCACCCCTACCACCCCAGAAAACCTTGTACCGACTAGGCGCATAGAGCGGCTTGAAAGCACTAGGTATCTGTAAACGTGCCATCAGCCACTTCGATGACTTCTATCGTGTGCGTAACGGGCTTGTCAGGATCGCCAACAATCGTATTTTCTGCCTTGTCAGAATAGCCATGCTTACCTAACAACAACTTAACAATAGCCGAATTAAACTCGCCGGTTACTCCTTTGTTGATGTTAATTAGCTCTTGCTTTGTATTAATCGCTGCTAATATATCCGAAAAGCCTTTTTCATCGTGACCAGCCCAATCGTAAAGCGTTGATTTTCCTATCTTTATTACATCGCACAAACCAACAGCGGACGGGAAGGGGTGGTCATGTTTCTCGTAATCATCCACGTAGGCCCATGCCGCAGCCTCTATCTCTGGCGAATACTTTGATGGGCGACCGCCTACGTTGGGGGTTTCGTTCTCGTTCAAGTGCGTTCCTCTCGGTTGACGCTGGATACAAAAAAAGCCGCCCAACTTGGCAGCTTATCAATGGTTTACGGGCAAAAACCCGAATATAGGAAAATCCTACCGTGATTTGTGAACTTGTGCAACCCTAGTTTCTAAACAATCGTCTGGTTATATGGTCAGCTATCATGCCATCCCAATCCTGGATCATCTTGAAAATATCGTCGTATCTTGCAGACCATGTTTTACGCCAGGCCGATGCGGTCATGTTTGGGTGACAAAGTTTGGCAGCTTCTTTGCTCGATAACCGTGGCCGAACCCCTTTGCCTCTACAGCTTTCGCAGCTCATTTTTTCGATAGAGCCTTCTCCGCGACACACTTTGCACAAGCCGGGCTGTATATGCTCATCTATAGCCATATCTGCCATGCCTTGCACATATTCTGTATTACCTTGCCATCTCTTTTGCTCTGAGAGTATGACGGCTTTTCGCCTTACCTCATCTTGCATTAGTGCTGTTTGGGCTGACTGACCACAAAACTTAACCAGCGCATAACAATATACCGGATATTCTAAGCCCGAAAGGGAGGCCGCCACATCGCTTTGCGTGTATTTGGGCTTCCCGCCCGGAGCCATCGCGTACTGAGGCCCACTCGCGTTAAGCTTGGTTAGTATCTCTACTGGCGACCAGTCATTAGTGAATGCGGGCATACGTTTATTTTAACACAGTTAAATGATTATAAAAGCCTTGTTTGTTATAGCGAGTTGTCTTGCATAACTCCCGATGCGTAGGACGCTAACTACGCGCCTACGATCTCCTTGTTAGCTGCCTGCATTGTGTTCAATAGAATCCTTCAAATCACGAAGAATCATCAACGCATAAACAACCTTTCCAAGTTCTTTACCTAGCTCATCAAGCCCCAGCAACTCATCAACAGACGGGCATCTTCCATAATTAGTTGGCTTGCACATCGCGCAAAGAAGGTCGTTTTCTTTTATTTCTAACTCATTAATTGTAATTTTTAATTCTTCCATTGTGCCACCTCCAGCAGCTAACAATTTAATCGTTCTGACGTATTTCCGCTGCGCTTCAATACGCAGCACATTAAGGGGTTGGGCAGATCAAACAGGGTGGTCGATTGGTCCCGCCCACTTGCCACTAAATTCGGATAATGGCGAGGTGTAATCCATGTGCGGCTGCCAGGCAAACCATTCATTACTGGTCAACAAAGACGAGTCTCCGTATTCGACATGCACGCACACAGGAACATTACAGAGCGCTCCGTCATCGGTGTCTCCACAAAACCAATACCAGCCAGGTGTGGTCGGAAAATCTGTGGTCCAGTCCATCGCTCATCCTCGGGCAAACTGCCCAACAAATGCCTAGAGTCGGACCCGCCAAAGCGAGGCGGGTCCCGTGTTTTGGTTCTGGCTTGTGCGTCCGCGCTTTGGCGGTCCGCTCAGGCTGTCGTTATACGCTGACCTTTGTTTTCATTTGTATGTTGTCGTCACCAGGTAATGCAAAATTTAAATCTATCTCACCTTTATCATTATCGATCCATGTGCTTGTTTTAGGCCATTCAATAGCGCCGTCTGGCTTCTGTCCTGTTATTGCTTCCGCTGCTTCACAAAGTATTTCATTCATACTTTTGGCTTGGGTCATGGCAATAGCTAACTCTTTTAAGCACTGGTCAATTTTATCTGCCGGTACAGTTTCAAAGATGTCTTTTATTGTTGTAAATTCATATTCCATTTTTAATCCTCAATTAAAATCGCGTATAACAAATCGTTCTACGCGCGGCCGCCGGTTGTATCGGCGGCCGGTAAACTCAAACGTTATGCGCCAAGCTCATCTACACACCCAAGCAGCACAATTCTAAATAATTCTGGTTTATCTCGGTGCCAGTTCGTGAGCGTGTTTA